AGACTTGTTTACGTTTGGTGAAGAAGATAAGACTGCACTAGGTCTATTAGGAAAACTCACAGATATAATATATGCTCCAATCAATATGGCAATTAACTTTATTCGTGGATTGTTTGGTTGGAACGAAGAAGGCGCAGAACCATTTAAATTAAACGACTATATTGTAGAACAATTTAATGCTGGTATCACATGGGCTAAAGACGCACTTTCAGGTGTGAGCGAAACAATAAGAACTAAGTTCGGTGAACTATCAGACTGGATAACAGGCATTCCAGATAGAGTTACTATGGAAGCTAAGGTCATGATGACTAATCTAAAAGCGAAACTTAAGATAGGCTTCTTAATGTTCGGTGAATGGTTTGCAAGTATTCCAGATAGAATTAAACTCATGGCATTAGAAACTATTCGTAATATGAAAGGTGGCGTGGGTAAACTAATTGTAGGTGCTGATGATGTTGCTGAAGCAAGAGCGGCAGTAGATAACAGAAGCAGTGATTTACAGGAAAGACTTCAAAAGGTAGAAGATGAACGTGTCGCTAAACTTGCTGAGTTAGATAAAGAAGCGGCGGCGATGACACAGAACAACGCTACAGTAACTAACAATGGTGGCAATACAAGTAATGCAACTACAAACAATTACTACAGTCAGACAGGAACGTCACACGCATTAGACCCATCTGATCCAAGAGCATTCGCATTCTAATTTAATAGAGGGGTGTTTACCACCCCTTTTTGATCCTTGTATCAAAGTAATATTGTTTACATTCTTTAACAGTCTCAGAAACGCCTTCTGAAACTTCCTTATCACACAACGCATTAAGTTTCTTTTGATTTTCAAAAGCACCGATAGCGCCTGCAATAACAATAACAAAAAATACTATATTCATTTTACTCCTTGTAAAGGTTTGTGGTATAAAAAAAGGGGAGCCCGAAGACTCCCCTTTACGCTTAGATGAGAACGTTTAATCGTCAGCTAGACTTTTGAAGAAGTCTAGGTCATCATCGTCATCGGTACTACCCGTTGACGGCAATGCTTCATCATAAGTTGGCGATGGAGCTTCACTCTGCGTAGGAGCAGAACGCTCTTTGAACTTCGGAGTGAAGTCCACCGCCGTATCGTCATCCTCGGCAGTCGTTGTGGGTGCGTGTTGACTGCCATCAAGTGCTAGAACTTTATAAAGTTTTGCTTTAAGTTCAGAGTAAGACTTGAAGTTTTTAGGTTCAACGATTTCTTTAAGAGAATGCTGGCTCTGCCATACTTTCTCTAATGCTTCATCATCTCCAGAAAGAGTACTAGTCTCTTCGAAAGAAGATGGTTCGTAAGTGCGGTACCCACCATCACCATTACGACACTTTAGTTTGAAGTTAGCGCCTTCCCAGAAATCAAATGGGTTGATTGGCGATTCATCTTCGAACTCTGGGTTCATTGCGGCATTCAACTTGTCGAAGATTTTCTTACCAAACTTGTACTTGAAGACTTTGCCTTCGTTCTGAGGATTGGTAGGGTCTTTGACAACAAAGATGTTTGCGTGATAAGAAAGCCTACGCTTTTGCTTACGTGCGATATCTTTGTTTGAGTCTACACCTGAATTCCACAATTGAGAGTTATACTCTGACACTGGATCGTCTTGACCAATAGTAGTCAAAGAGTTTTCGATGTACCAGCCACCAGGACCTTGAAAGCCATGATCGAATACTCGAACGAATGGCAAATCTTCTTCTTGGGGTGCTGGCAAGAAACGAATAATAGCATAGCCATTGCCTGCTTTATCGACTTCTAGTTTCCAGTAGTCATCGTTATTATTATTTGAGGTGTTGTTATCCAACTTTTGAAGTTGTTGATTTAGCTTATCAAAGCTAGATGAACGAGCCTGTTTAAGGGCGGCGAATGATGTAGTCATATGTATTCTCCTATGTATGACGGTTTATTTACGATTTATACGATGTATATTATCATGTTTCGATGTATTTGTCAAGTAATATTTTCCTCATTTTTTGTTTATCATAATCTAAGAAGGGTCTGTACTTCCTGACAAGTTTATTTATATCAGGAAATACTATGGTGTCAGAAATATTCTTCTCCCAATGACCCAAGCACTTAGTTATATCACATATCATGACAAGCGTTTCAAGGCTAATATCATTCATCATATACAGTTTCAACAGTCTTGGATGTTGACCATCTTTAACAACAAAGTTGTCATTGAACTGATCATCAAGGTTAATTATATCAGACTTAAACTGATATGTCAAGGACTGTTTTCGCTTTATCCATTCTTTATAAATGGATTCGGCTTTATCATCTAGTAACTCACCTGCCCACGCATTTGGGTTTGCAAGCATGTTAGCTAGAATGATATCTTTTGCTTCCTTCTTCTTTGATAGTTTGTAGAAGAAGAATTTGTCTTTTCTATTTTCGAAAGACATTGCGTTAGCTTTAACTTTTCCGTTGTACTTAAAGAAGTCATAGTTCGAGGTGAAGTGTCGCTTCAATGCAAGATAGTAAACATAGATGTCAAACGCATCTGTGGTGCTATACATTGTCATTAGATTGGCAACTTCGCTTGTCGTTCTATCATATTCAACTCCTCGGCTTCATCATGTATCTTTGCTTTCAGAACAGGCGATCTGCGAATAATTTCACCAACCACTTCAATCTCGACTTCGTTCTTTTCTGCATACTCAATAACAGCATCAATATAAGGTATACCTGCTCGGATATACTGTTGTATCTCTCGCATAATTCGTTCTGAATTTAATTCTTTCATATGTCTAGTACTTCCCTAATCTCCAATTTTTTATGTTCTCTTCCGATCCGATACGCATTCACAAATGTCTGCGTTTCTTCTGGGCTCTTTGTCATTTCAATATCACCAATATACACTATATCGTCTCGTATGTCAAGACCAAAAGTCTTACCACGAACATCAGCGAACCCACTACTCATAGAACTTGAAAGCCCATAGTCCAGTTCTCAGCCGCACTCTCTACGTAGTGAATAGACTTACCTGGAAATGATTTCTCGCTTACGAAATTACCATCGGGGTCATACAACTTCATCTTATAATCAGTCCCTTCCTTAACGACTTCTGCACGTGCCCGAAAGCCTGCGTCTTCTTTAAAATAAGTTGAGATTACTGTCATCGATTGTCTCCATTGTTTACTGTTGATGTGCTATTATTATATCAGATGTAGGAGCAGTTGTCAAGCAAATTATACAAATAAAGGGGCAAGTTTCCTCGCCCCTTGTTACTCTTTACTATACTATTCTTCTTAGAAGTTGAAGGAAGCACCGACTGCTGGTGTAAACTCTTCACTATCAAGGTTGTATGAACCTTCTGCATATAGACCCATGCCATTGATTGTAGTTGTATAACCACCACCAACGTTTTGCATCATGTCGCTATCGTCACCGTTGACGAATGCTGTCAAGCCCATAGCAGTCACATCAGCTTCAAAGCCATATGATTCAGCTTCTACTTCGTATGTTCCTGTTACACCGAATCCAAATTGATTCATTGCATAACCTGCATGTGACAATAGGGTCATCTCTTCGCTATTCATGTTGTAGTCGATACCTGTACCGATTTCAACACCACTAGTTGCTAGTGAGTATGTCGCTTGCACATGTTCTACATCGGTGATGTCTTTAGTCACATCTGTCAAACCCACTAGTAGACCTACGCCTGCTACTGAGACTTTAATGCTTTCGCCATCATCATTTGGGTTGGCAAGTGTTGTTCCACCTACGCTATCAGTTTTGCCACCGAAGTCACCCATTAGATCACCTTGATCTCCATAAGAAACAGCAACGCCAGCTACTACAGTACCTAGAGAATAGCTGTCTACTTTTACAACATCATCTTTTACGACTAGACCGAGACTTGCAATGCCTGCTGGTGCTGACATATCAACATCGATTGTTGTTCCTGCCACAATATCATCTGCGGCGTTTTGTGTAAGGTCTAGACCTAACTCTACATCCAAGTCAGCGGACATTGCTGTTCCCGCTAGTGCGAATGTTGCTACTGTTGCAAGTAGTATCTGTTTCATTTAAAAATCCTTTCCTATAATTGAAACTTAAAGTGCGACTTTTCTGTTGCTAAGTAAGTCGCCAACTCCCTGTGATTATGCCGCTAGGGCGAATCCAGAAGGTGCTATATTATCATTTGCACTTATTGATTTTGACTGTCTAACGTAAGTCACCACGGTAATCTACTCTTATCTCTACAAGTCTGTCGATTCCTATATCAGCCCCATCAAAAACACACTACCTGCAGTATCTTCCTCTGCGTAACCTCGTTGGAGGTAACTTAGTCTCTTCGTAGCCTTTGCCACTTCTAGTTCAAAGTAATGTGTTTATGGTGGAGCTGTCGGGATTCGCACCCGAGTCCAGTCCATGCGTTGATTCGTATCAACAATTACAAGTCTATTTATAACATATTTACTGTTTTTTGTCAAGTACTTTTTGCTTCGGTTTATCCTTGTGTTTATCTTGCAACACTTTTTTACCGAAGATAGCATCCCAACCATCAGCATAAGATTGCTGATTTACGCTTCTAGGCTTATCGCCTTTTCCACCATGCCATTGCTTACTCATTTATTTCTGGTATCTCTGGGAACAAGCAATGTTCTACAAAGTTATCTACATCTTCTTCACTCAAACCCAAAGACTTCATTACACGTGGAGTATGTGGATTCTGTTTCTGAAAATGTGCATAACGATTGTGTGCTTTGATTACTAAATTTTCTTGTGAGGTTCCTGTGTAACGAGGAAGTTCAAATAGATAATGATCTAAGTTTGTTTCTACAATACCTGACAGTTGATCGATCTCAAATGCATCTCTTACATTACCAGCGGCAATGATATCGTCACTGAAGATTGCTTTACCCCAATCAGGCATTTCACGTTCACGCTTCCAATTTAGTTTCTCTGCCTCTTTAGCAAAGTACTTAATCATATCATGTTCAGCATTAACGCTTGGTGAGAAGTCATGGAATGCACCAGTGATCTTATTCTTACCTGCAATCACATCATACCCAAAGATAGGCGCATCACTTGTAAACGTAGGGAATACGCATACGTGCATCATCCACAGACCTTTAGTGTCTCGTACATCTACAACATCAACGTGCGCTCTACGAAAGTATGGTGATTGCCATACACGATTGACCCACCCATTCTCTGGCTGATTGAACTCTTCCATTCCTGGTTCATCGTCTTCCCAACCAGCTTCATCGAACTTGTGAATAAACATATCTTTAATATCAATAAGTCTATCCCAGATCGATGCCTCTTCTTCAACGACTAACATTCCGTCAGCCCCTAGTTTTACTTCACTCATACTAACTCCTCAAAAAGTCTAATAGCGTATTCGAAACAGATATTGGCTTCCGTTGCCATATCATCATTTAGTAATTCTCGTAAAGACGCTTTCAGTTCTTTTTTGTTCTCAAACTCATACATCAGACCTGCGCCTGGTATTCTCTTTGCGATCATTGCCCCACCATACATATCACCAAAGTGGCGTACATACATATGCGCTGTTAACGCATCGAGGTCTTCATTTTTCTGTAAGTTCTCTACGTGAGTTACATACTCTGCCGTTGTCATAGTTATATTAACTGGGTCAAAAACAAACCCGTATTGCTCTTCTAGTTCTTGCATATCTAATCGCATACGACTAGCACGAAACACGCCCCAATAGCTTGTAGGAAGCCCACACGTGCGTAAGCTTGCTTCTAGTACGTTGTACATATAGAATTGATTAGTAAGATATCTGTAATAGAGTTCTGGCTCTATCTTCCCACTCATTAAGATTGAAGCGAATTCTCTTCGTTCAGCCTTCTTGTGGTTCTCCCACGTTAGTTCTTTCAAGTTCATGTTCTCTTATTTCTTTCCTCAGTTGGCTACTAGAGATGCTATCAACATCTTCATATTTTATTAAATCAAAATCTGCATTTGATCCACTTATCACATTAGAAATACGAGGTACTTGCATAACAATGTAATCACCGCCCAGAGTATATCCTTCGTGTTCTAAAGATGCTCTAATTAGATGTGCGGTTTCTTCGAAGTCATAGATGACCTCGTCTGCGTTTTTATCTAACGCCTGACAGAGTATAGTTACTTGACCATACTCTTCGATTGATTTTTTGAATAGACCTACGTGACCCTCATGCCAAGGTTGCCATTTGCCAATGAGCAATGCAGAGGGTTTAATAGTATTAAATTTCTTCATCATGTTCATCCTATAATATTCAAGTGCTACGACCAGTTAGTTTATCTAGTCTTTTTAGCCTTCTCAGATTTAATCCATTTCTTGGCTGTAGCGTTATCTGGTTCTGCATTCACAAACTTAGTGATCTCTCTATAGGCACGGGTCGTTTCTTTTTGATAGTCTTTGCCTTCAGAGTTATCTACAACAGTAAACTTTTGCTTTCCGAACATAGTCTGAAAAGAACCAATATTCTTTTGAACTGTAGTCCAGTACTTTTCTACTTCATCAGCAGGTAGTGTTCTTGCTCTCGCTTTGTTACGTGCTTGTGCTGTAGCTAAGTCAGTGTTAACGAAAATCATTGCAACATCGTAACCCAACTTTTTCAATTCTTTGGCTTGCTTCGTTAGCTTTGCTGTGTCTTTACCTGTACCATCGATACATAGACCTAAACGACCTTTTATGTACATCGCTTGCTTAGTTGCTGTTAGCTTCTTGGCTTTGCCTCGTAACTCTTGACCTTTAACAGAGAAGATGTTATCTGGATCCATTTCCATACCAGCTTTCTTCATAGCTGATTCGAATGCATCGTCAGAGTTTACGACTTTAAATCCAAGTGCTGGAAGTCCAGTCTTACCTACAATGAATGATTTGCCTGAGCCAGGTCCACCAGCTAAGAACACTGCTTTAAAGATAGCAGGATCATTTACACCTTCTTCAATTTGTTTTTCTTCTTTAAGATAATTTCCGAGCGATAACACTTTTAAGCTTCCTTGTGAATTAGTATAATAGTCTTATTTATAAAAAATGTGAGTGTCGATTCTGACAGTCCGTTTATAACTCCCTATCCAATAAGGATTGACATAAGAAGCATGGTACATGATTGCACCGTCTGTAAAGTCTTCTACAACGCCATAGTTCGCCATTACTTCGTGGGCAGTAGCTTGAACTTCATTCCACTTTGCTATATCACGTGGCGTATCGTTCTTACCATCACAGTACCAAGAAAACTGGCATTTATTGCGTATAGGATTACCTCTACTATCTAGGTGGGCTTGAAAGACCACATCACATACAGTAGATGGGTAGTTCTTATGCATCACCCTATTAATAGTTACATTGCCTACAGCACGTTGTCCTAACTTACTATCGCTACGTGCCTCATGATATATGTTCATAGCAAGGCAATGATGTTGTTCTGTGTATTCCAGTAAGTTGTTTTCTATCTCTATTTCTTGCACCTTTGCATAAGCAACATGAGCGATTGAATAGATCATAACAGCACTTAGTGTACCACTCAATATATTAGATAGTTTCATTGTATACCTCAATCCGATTCATTTCTATCTCTATAAAGTCATTATACTAATAAACCATATACGTGTCAAGGGCTAATTAGGATTATCGCCAGACAAAAAAAGACGCTCCGAAGAGCGCCTAAAGTTGAGAGAGGGTCTTTATTAAAGGGAAAAGACCATAAACCTATTCTTTGGTTTTCCAAGAATCCATCTCTGTGATGATCTCGGTACCTTGTTTATCGTTAGCGATACTGAGTGCCATTGACTGTATATCATCTAATAGCGCCTGACACTTTGTTCTATCATATGTTTCATTAGCTAGTTTACTGTACTGATTTCGTAGGCGATGTATTTGTATCGCCTTGTCTCTCATTGCTGTTAGACGTTCAATCAGTTGTTCAACGCTATGTTGCATTCACTTACTCCTTATCAGTTACTTCTAAGATTTCCCATTTAACCAGTACTGCAAATATATCAGTCATAGTGTTAGTTATAACCCACGGAGTAGATGCCGCCGCAATTATAATGTAAACCATTTCACCTGAGACAAACAATACTAATAGTGAAAGGAACGTTACCATACGTAAAATTATCATATCGTGGACATCTATATCTTCATTCACATTCGATTTAGATAGACCGCACAATAAACAAAATACCAAGTAGAAGAACAACGATGTCATTACAACGTGAAAGACTGCTAATACTGGTAACGCCCACTCTTGCTCTGGCAAGAAAACTGCAACCAAGATTACAGCAAGGTGTGAGTAGCGTAACAAAAAATAACTCCTTTATCTGGAGGGGCTTATCGCCCCTCTATTATTTATCCCCTAGAATGGAGAGTTATCGCTAGTTGCATCGTATGAGTACTCACCCTCAACGGCAGTATTAGCTTCATCCATACCAGCATCGATCTTCTCATAAAGATCAACAAAGGCGGCACGTGTATCAGCATCAAAGCGGTTCACACAAAGTTCGATTGACTTCTTCTTATCATTAAAGATAGAGAAGGTTTGAACAATGTGGCAGAGACGGCGAGTAGAGATGATATCATCAACACCACCATCTTCGAAAGTAGAACGAATCGCTTGACCCCACTTGACTAGGTTTTCAGCAAACTCATTATCAGAGACACCGAACTTGGTCATGTGGTTGTTGACGATCTTTTGTTCAACTGCCGCTTTGGGATAAGGCTGTTCAAGTGTAACGTTGAAACGCTCAAGGAAAGCCTCATCAATAATTGTCGCCGCAATAAAGCGACCAGCTTCATCACCTTGACCCTTGGTGTTTGCCGTAGCAATCACGTTGAAACCTGAAGCGGGATAAACCATCTCGCCAGTTTTCTTGATCATAACAGGCTTGCCCTCAAGTACACCTTGTAGAGCCATCAACTTGTTTGAGCCACGATCAATCTCATCGATCAGCAAGATTGCACCTGCTTCCATCGCTTTGATCACTGGACCTTTTGCGAAGACAGTCTCACCGTCTAGCAAACGAAAGCCACCGATCAAATCATCTTCATCAGTCTCAGGTGTAATCTGTACACGGACATATTCACGCTTGGCATTGGCACAAGCTTGCTCGACCATCATAGTCTTACCGTTACCAGACAAGCCAGCTACAAACATCGGGAAGAACATACGTGATTCGATGATCTTCTTGACATCAGAGAAGTAGCCCCATTTAACAAACTCGGCTTCTTTCTGCGGGATGAAAACTTCGCTATTCACTGTCGATTGGACCTGCTTAGTTGCTTGCTGTACTACGTTAGCAATAGGGTTGGGCTGAGTCATTGGAATAACTTTTGCACTGCCTAGAGACATCTTATAGACGCCGTAGCCGCCCTTCTCACACTTCTTCATGAGACCTGTCGCAGTACCACGCTTGGCACCGACTGACTCAGCAAAAGTATACATTTCTTGGCGATTAAAGGATTCGACACCAGGGTTAGCGGTAGCGAAAGCACTGAAAAGTTCTGTTTGATTCATTGTATTCATAATATATATCTCTCTCGTTTTTGAACTTACTTGGACATTGTACCCTATTTCGAGGGTGTTGTCAAGGGCTTATGCAACTATTTCTGCAAATTTTTGGGTAATAATTCGGCTTTTTTTCTTCGATCCGTTAGACTGCCCAAACGCTTTTGCGATTTTCTTTGCAGTCATATCACTTGATACCTCAAGCGCATCGATTTCACCTTTCATATTCGCATCATCTGAACGAAGAATGAAGCGGCGATCATAGCCTAGGTTGTCATCAAAGATTGCACAACCCTTCTGACGGATATCACGCTTTGCGGCAGAAGTCTCTTTTCGGTAGTTATCATTCCAACCGTTTGTAGTAACTGCTTGGCGTACTGCACCGTTTACATCACGATTGCTATCACAAACAAAGTAGTTGATTGTTTTGCAACCCATCTTACCGATCTCTTTCACAAAGATACTGGTTTCGTTACCTCGACCTTGAGTCTTAACAAGCTTACCATCGATCTCAATAGTATAAGAACGAGTGTATGACCTGTGACTAGTGTAGTCATCACCACGATTAACGTGTAACCAATTGCTATCACCGTCAGTCAGAGAAACAAAGTTCATCTTCTGGAATGAATGCTTTTGACGGAATGCTTTGATTTTGTACTGCATTGCCATCAGAGCGGCGTTCAAAGGTGTATTACCTAGACCCTCATAAGTAGAACGAGCCATACCGTAAGGACCAGAGGCTTGCCAGAACATCATTTTGAAAGCTTCTTCGTAATCACGCTTTGGCATAGTTGAGGTGAACAATTCAAGAAGACCTAACTCATCACTATCGAAAGATGTCATGGTTGGTGCTACTGCCCGCTTGGCTTTTTGAATATCAGCCCAAGCTTCGCCACCACCAATTGAAGTGAATGAATATACTTCGAAAGGAATACCAACTCGCTTGCAGAACATCATCAGGGCAAGTAGCTGACGGATAACAGCAGGTAATGCACTATGCATCGACCCAGAGTAATCAATCAACATCATCATGCCGTGCGATTGTGCATCAGCCAATTGCTGAACTTGCTTAAACAGGTGATCATCGTACTTGAACCTGTGAAGCTTATTAACATCAAGTGTACCTTTAGTAGAAGTACGGGCACATGCAGAGCGATAAGCCGCTTTACGCATCTCAAATTCTTTTACCATCAGGTTTACAACTTGCTTAGTTTCACGAAGGAAGTCGGCGTAAGCTTGCTCTGGGAAATGATAGGCAGTATCTTCTAGACCACGCTCTTTCATTTCATTAAGAACACGCTGTACAACATCACGGCGACCTTGCGCAATCAAATTGTAAGGCACTGTAGAGGCATCTGACTGTTCTTTAGTCAACCCTTTTACATAAACAGTATTAGAACTGCTAAGTAACTCAGACTGCTTAGAGTTGAAGTTGACATCGGTCATTGCTTCTTCAGTACTGACACCAGGTTCAGGCTGAGGTGAATTCTCTTCAGTTTCTTCTTCAGAAGTTTCTTCTTCTTCGCCATCGGCTTCTGCATTGCCAGCACTTTCTTGCGGTGAATTCTCTTCAGTTTCTTCACTTTCTTGCGGTTCATCATCAGACTGCTCTTCACGAAGGTCGATAATTTGATCAACACTCTGTGGTTTGCCTTCTTCATTTTCAGTGTCAGGCATATCATCAGTTAGAACGGCGATAGTCATTGACTTGCCATCTTCAGGCTGAGTAGACTCTTCTTTCTCAGAAGCTTTGCCTTCTTTTTCTTCTTCTTCTTTTTGCTTTTGCTCTTCAGCTTTTTTGTTTAACCAAACTTGAATGTCACGGCAACACTGAACAACATCTTCATATGTCTCACAGGCTTTTGCTTGCGCTACGAAAGGTAGTTCATCATCTGCGAATGGGACATCGATTAGATCACGTGCTTTGGCGTGAATATTCAAACGATCCATGAATGGTAAAGTGTGAAGCTGGTCGAGTTTATCTTTTACACCGAACAGATCAAGATCATTCATCAGTGTCAAATAGCCACGCTTAAAGTTAGCTACAAGACCTGGGTACTTGCGAAGAACTTTCTTCTCAATACGAACATCTTCGACAATGTTCAAGTGAGAATGCGGAATGCCTTCTGACATGTACTTGGTAAAATCTGCGGGAGTGTATAGGGCATGGGCAACTTCGTGACCCACAAGCATATCAAAAACGTCTTTGCTCATCTCTTTCCAGAGTGGCAAACCGAGAACACGGCTCTCGACATCAAAGAATGCTGTTTCATAATTACCTTGCTGAACTGTGATATTCTCATTAGCGAGAAGACGGGCAAGGACTGATTTCTGATTTAGCATAAGTAACCTCTCTCAATTACTATTACATGATACTTGAATCTGGGTGGGTTGTCAAGGGCTAATCAGGGTTTTTTTGGTCTTTTTTGCAATTATTTTGGTTTATTTTCCTCTAATTCGCTCACATCTATCGGATGACCATGAAATGTATACTCAATTGTCGAATCATCGGCAAATAAGTTGTACACAATGACGCAGGCAACTGCTACCCAAAGGGATATACCTAAGAGTAGCAGAAGCCTTATAGTAAACTTAGACAATGAATTCAGCCAGTCATCTAACCACTTGAATCCATCATTCATCTTCGCTTACTCTGGGTTCACCAATTGCTTCGCCGTCTTCATCAACTTGTGTGATCATTGGTTTACAATGCATTTCGAACTCACAGTCGGCAAATTGCCAACCAAGTGACTCAACGCCTTCTTCATATTCTTCTGTATACGCATCTTCAATCTCTTCGAAGTCGAATTCTTCTTGATCAATGTCTGGTGCATTGTAGCTTGTTCGAACAGACCAATCTTCCCAACAACCATCCCAACAAGATTGCATCTCAGCGTCTGGATAGTCTTCAGTGATTAGAATGTAATCGTCATCAAGATCAGGTAACAGTAGAGACTCAATCAATTCAGATACAGTTCTATCAGTAGGTAAAACGTCTTCACCACTATCACCATCAATCTCAGTTAGACCGTAATCAACTGCTAGTTCAAAAAAGTTTTCATAGGGGTAATCAGGGTTTTTCCATTTCACCCATTCTTCAATTTCATCTTCTGTTTCTGGAACAGAGATAAGAAAGTCACCCCATCGCCAACCAATTTCTTTGACAAGAGTTGCCGTTTGACCTTCTGTGGCATTTTCTCTCAAATCTGATAGTGGTCTATTAAACATCGTAAGTTCTACAAGAGATTTCTTGTATGTGGGTTCTAATTTAAAGTATTTCATTTCGCATTCTCCTGATAAGTAAACCAATTAGGAACAGGTCTGTCTGTCCATCTCATTTTAAATCTAAACTGCTTAGTCTGATAGAATGCACGATATGATTTTACAACATCTTCGAACATGCATTCTGGATTAGCTTTCATCGCCAATGGTTGTTTTGTTAAAGAACCAATAGGAATATTGTTTGGTGGTGATGCTAAAATCTCACGCAGTTTTGTATCTGACATATGCTCTTTGCCATAGCGATACTTATACTCATCGCATAACGCAACAAAATGTTCATAGTGCCAATTGTAGTTTTCGCTAGATGCCATAGTCCAGATAGTGCATGGGTGCGCCTGATGCGCAACCCGATATAGCACTTGTTCTTGATTACTGTTTGGATGAACCCAGTAGTTAACCATAGTCTTGCCAGACTTAGATAGTCGCTTCTCTACAGTACCATCAACTATACGATGGGCAGTAGAAAGCATCTGGGCACTCTCTACAATCATTTTGACAACGTGTTTATCACATTGTAGTTGTGCGGCGACAACTGGGTCATTATCTAAAATGAATAAATTCATTATTTAATTACCATAATCATTTCGGAAGCCAAAACAGAATCATCTGTTATTTGAGTTGTCAGTTCAAGCAAACAGTCATAGCTTTTTGACATAAAGCAATACAGCGGATTTCCACCAGCTGGTCCGTTGGCTTCGATAAGTTCGTATGTACACCCATGCTCTTCGGCGAACTGTGATACGTCTGCTTCGGATGCTTCATGGGTAATGTCTAATTCAACTGCAAATTTCATAATTTTCTCTCTATTGTTTCTTCACCATAGTAACACCGATTCTTATACATGTCAAGGGTTAATTTAAACAATTATACCTCTTTCTTATATCTAGTGATGTAAAAGCCTTCGGTATGATTTAGAGCCTCTAGCATGTCTGTAAACATCTTAGGTGTGAATGCAATTAGATCAGCAGGCTTATCATCGACTTTACCAAACTGTCTAATGAAGACCACATCGTCTTCTATGATTAGTTCGACATCTTCCCACTCACCAGTCTCATCTAATATTGTAGTGATGCTGGCATCGAATTCAAATTCATTTGTAAACATTTAACGCTTTACCTTTACATTCTCATATCTTCATAGCGATCAGAATACAACCTATGTTTTGATAGGTCTCCACCAACATCAGGTGAAGACCAAAAATCTGACCAAAGTTTCTTTAGCTTTTTAATCATACGTCCTCTGCAAATTCCTTTTCATAGGAATCTATCAATGCCTGTTTTTGCATAACCAGACGCTCCAACGAAAATAGGGCTGCCCGCTTCTCATCGCTGGCGCCCTCCT